TTTTCTTGATTTTTTTTATAATTACTTAATTCATAATCTAAATTTTTATTTTTTTCTTCATTTTCAGAAAATAATTTTGTTAAATTATTAATTTTTAAAAAATTATCATTTGTTTTTTTTTTTTTTATTAATAAATCTTTATTAATATTATAATTATTATTTTTTTTTATTTTATTATTTTTTTTTAAATTATAATTTATATATGATAAATATAAACATAATAATATTAATAAAAATAATATAATATATATTATATAATTATTTTTATTTTTTTTTATCATTTCTATATTAATCTTTATAAAATAATATAAACCAATTTTGTAATTCCCAATTAATTTCATATCTATAACCAATACTATTTGCTAAGTTTATTATAGTATTGTAATTGTGTATATAATAAAATCTTTCTATTATATTATTTTTGTCTAATTTCCATTTTACGTAATTTACACCAGTTTTAAATTCTCTATAATCTAATATATTTTTTTTTAATTTCGAATTATCATAATTTTTTTCTTGCGACCAAAAAGATAATAATAGTTTACCATTATTATTCAATTTATTTAACATATTTAAAATAGCTATTTTTTGCAATTGTTCATTTTCTAAATGATGTAATATAGCAATTGCTAATATTTTATCATATTTAAAGTCATTTTTATTATCTAAAATATCAGCATAATATACATCTAAATTTTTTTTTTTACATATATTAATTAAATTATTTGATATATCAAACCCTTTACATTTATAACCCAAAGTTTTAGCATATACCATATTTTTACCATTACCACAACCACAATCTAATAAATATTTATTATCATTATTATTATCATTATTTAAAAAAATTTTTACATTATTCCAAATTCTAATTCTCGAATTATCAAAACTTTCTGATATTATATCATATTGATCTGCTATATTACTATTATGTTTATTCATTAAATTATAATATAAATGAATTAATATCATTTTTTTATCTATAATAATAATTAAATGAATAAAAAATATTTAGTATGGGCAGATATATTTATTCGTAGAAGAAAATATTATAATAATTGGTCTAAATAGAATATGAATGAAAAATTACCTTATATTTTTATATTTGATATAGATAATTGTATTATTGGTAATGTCGAATATCCTTTAATAGAAGCAGATCTTTTTGATATTTTAAAACATATTTGTAAAAAAAATAATATAACAAATAAATGTAATTATGATAATTATATTAATTTTGTAAATATATTAAAAAAAGGGTTATTAAGACCATATTTTAAAGAATTTATTAAATTTATAAAAAAAAAATATAAAAATGTAGAAATATATGTATATACTAATTCATCATATTCGTGGACTTACGGGGGACTAGTTTATAATATTGAAAAAGCATCAAATATTAAGTTTAATAAACCATATTTTACTAGAGAATATTCATTAAATAATAATAAAAAATCTTTAGGTCGTGTATTTGAAGTTATTATTCAAAATTTAAATAAAAAATATCCATTATTAAACAATAAAAAATATATTAAAAAGGTATTTAATAATAATATTATATTTATTGATAATATAAAAGATAATTTAGAAGATTATCCTAAAAAACAATTAACGTGTCCAGAATATAATAATAGTATACCTTATAATATTATTAAAAAATTAAAAAATAAATATAATTTAACAAATAAAATATTAAATAATTATTTGGTTTTAGAATTTCTTGATAAATATTCTATACCATTATATTCTAATAATAAAAAAGCTTCTTTAAAACAAAATAATAAATTATTACAAAAATATTTATGGTTATATATATCTAAAAATGATAGTATTAAAAATAAAAAAGATATATTTTTTAAAAATATAATAAATATAATGAAAAAAGATAATAAAAATAAATTAAATAATAATTATATTAAAAAATTAAATTATGAAAGTAATAATAACAAAAAAAATTAAATAAATACTTTTGATAATAATAATAATCTACTAAATGATAACATAAAAGAATATTTATTAAATTTGATATATTTTAATAATGGTAATATTATTAATATTATTAATATTAATATATATAATATAGTTAATATTAATATATCCTTGTTTAAATTTATTATATTAACTATATTTATTATATTATTATATTCTTCTATTTCAAAATTTTTTTTATATAAATAAGGAACATTATAGTCTATAAACATATTATTAAATTCATTAGGAAACATATTATTAGAATTATTTGACAAATCTATTATATAATACATCCTTATTAATTTAAAAATATATAAATTTTAAATATATTTTTTTATATATTATTATTTTCTCTCCATATATATCCGCAATGATCACAAACATATAAATATTTCATATTTTCCGAATCATATTTAATATATATAATTTGTTGTTTATCTTTTCCTACTAGACATTCATTATTAGTACATGATATATTAGGATCTTTAATACGTCTTAAAGTATTATCATATCTTAAATATTTATTAATATTTTGATTATATAATAAATCATCTTTTGAATACATTGTTTCTGATATTTTAATACATTTTACTTCCAATTCTTTTTTAAAGAAATTACAATGTTTACAATATTTAATTAAATTATTTTCTTCATCATTTTTAATATATAACATATTATTACAATTATCACAAAATTTCATTGTTAATAATTTCTTTAATTAATACTATCATTTTTTTTTTATATATTATTAATAAAAAAATTTAATAATATATTAGAATATAATATTCTATATATATTATTAAATTTTTGACGAGTAAAGATATGTTAATATAAAAAAAAAATGATTATTTATATAATATTAAATTATATTAATAAATATAATGACTAATACTGAAATTATTATTTCTAAATTTCGCGATGCTATCGATATTGAAAAAGAATATACTAAAATTGAATTAATTAAAATTTTAACTGATATATATAAAAATGTTATGAGTAAAACTAAAAAAAATAATGTAATTGGTGAAAAAAAACCACCGACAAAATATAATTTATATGTTAAAGATAATATTCCTATTTTAAAAAAAAAATTCCCAAATTTATCTAGACAAGATTTAATGAGAAAAGTAAGTGAAAATTGGAAATTAGATAAAGAAAAATCAGAAGTAGCTGATACTAATAATGATACTAAAAAATCAGAAGTAGTTGATACTAATAATGATACTAAAAAATCAGAAGTAGCTAATACTAATAATGATACCAAAAAATCAGAAGTAGCTGATACTAATAATGATACTAAAAAATCAGAAGTAGCTGATACTAATAATGATACTAAAAAATCAGAAGTATCAATAGTAACAGAAGTAACAGAAGTATCAAAAAATTCCACATCAAATACATTAGAAAATGAAACTAATAAAGAAACTATAAATAAAAAAGATAATAAAAAAGGAAAAAAGGAAAAAAAATGAATATATTAACAATATAAAATATATATAATGTTAATGTATGCGTTAATAATAATGTTTCCTATTATATTTTTAATATATTATTATAATAATAATAAATTTAATAAACCTCCAAAACTCATTAGACAAAAAGCAGGATTATAATTTTTTTTATATTATAAGGATATGAATAATACTCAATCTTTATCTATTAATGATATTGAATTAGCAGATATTGAAGATTTAACTTCGCAAAAATGTATTGAAATTTTACATAATATAGCTTGTGAAAAGGAATATAATACTTATATAGATCCTAGTACTGGTTATAAGGTAATGACTTCATATTATTTAAAAAAAAAAAATTGTTGTGGAAATAAATGCAGACATTGTCCGTGGGAATACATAAATGTTAAAAATAAATAAAATAAATATATAAAAAATAATTAATTATTAATAATTAATAATTAATAATTAATAATTAATTATTTAATGAATTATTTAAATGAAAAGGGATATATACAATTACTTAATGATACATTAACAAATGGAGAAATTATAGCTACTAGAAATGGTAATACTGTTAGTAATTTTGGAAGTATACTAAAATTTACAAATATAGAAAATTTACCATTATTAACAACAAAAAAAATTTATTTTAAAGGAGTTTTAGAAGAATTATTATGGTTTTTAAAAGGATCTACAGATGCTAAATTATTACAAGATAAAGATGTGCATATATGGGATGGGAATTCAACAAGAAAATTTTTAGATAATAATGGGTTTTATAATTATGAAATTGGTGAATTAGGACCTATATATGGTTGGCAATGGAGAAAATTTGGTAAAAAATATAATTTAGATGGAGATGATTATGGTATAGATCAAATAAGATATGTTATTAGCGAATTATTAAAACCCAATAATAGTCGACGAGCAGTTTTATCTGGTTGGAACCCATTACAAATATCTGAGATGGTTTTACCACCATGTCATATATTATATTCTTTTTATAAAAATTCTAATGGATTATCTTGCTTGATGACTATGAGAAGTAGTGATTTATTTTTAGGTTTACCATTTAATATTGCTAGCACAGCAATATTAACACATATAATTGCTAAAGTTTTACATATAAAAACAGATACTATTGCTATAGCTATTTCAGATGGTCATATATATGAAGAACATATTCCATGTGTTAATATACAAAAAGAGAGAGAAATAATTGATAATAATATAAAATTAGAAATAAATAAAGATCCTCCGCCAATTGAATCATCTTTAGATGATAAAATTAAATGGATTAATAATTTAAATTATGAAGATTTTAAATTAAATAATTATATAAGTCATAACATAATTAAAGCAAAAATGAAATAATTTATGTTCCAGTACAACCAATATCAGTCCATGGAATGCCACATGCTTTAGAATAAGCACATCTAAACGTATTTTTATCTGATGAATTATTTTCATTTGAATAATTTAAATCTTCTTTTGCTAAATATAAAGGATAAACAGTATCGCATTTTAAAGGAACTATTTCAGATTGTGTAAAATAATTTCCCTGTTCATTTAATAGCGCATTACTAGTATATTTTTCGTTACATATATCATTTTCCGCGTCGTAATTATAACCCGATAATTTAGCTGCTATTTTTCTAAATTTTTTATAATCATCTGTTTTTGTTAAACCACAAAGTGTTGGATCATCTTTTAATAATTCAATATATTTTTCACCAGTACTTGAAGTTTTATATTTAATATTTTTTTTTATATTTTGATTTTTAAGTTCGCATTTATAATAAAAATCTTGTTTTGATATATCATTGCCGAAATCACTAATGTTATTTTCACCATCGTTGGTTATTGAGAGACTATTTTTTTTACTACTCCAATAATCTGGACAATATTGTTGATTGTTATCTAAATTTTTTTCAGTGGAAGGAAAATCAAAATTATATACTTTATATGTTAAAAATATAATAATAATAATAGTACCTATTATGTATGTTATTATAAAAACATATAAGTCGTTGAAAAAAATTTTACTTCCCCAACTAGTAAAAGATCCTACTAATAATATTATTAAAGCTATTAAACCATATATACAGCAAACTGCAAATGTTAACCAATATTTTGATGCTCTATTATAATCAAATATTTTTCTATCATTTTCTGTTAATCTAGATCTATATATAGCAATATTTTCATCAAAAGTGTTATCATCGCTATAATTAGCAGAATTTCCGCCAGAATGAAAGAAAGAAAACTTTTCAATAGGTCGTCTTTTAATCATTATGTTTATATATCTATTAATATATTTAGATATAATTATTTATAAAATTCTAAATATTTTGTTCCTTTATTAGAAACATTTTGCGGTAATTCTTGAAAATTAGGTAATTTATTTAAATCTTTTACATAATTTAAATGCTGTAATAAATTTATTTCTATTATTCTAGAACATTCTAATATTACTATTTTATTTAAAGATTTAACTTGATTTACTACATTATTATCTGTTAATTTATCTCTTTTAGATAAATAAATAGATTTCATAATAATTTTTAATTCAGTATCACTTTGTTTACCAATATTATATTTTCCATTAGATTTATCATATAAATATCTAATAATTTCTTCTTGTATTAAATTTATATTATTTTCTGAGAAATATAACGAGCTTAAATTATCTATACCATATGTTCTTGATATCATATTAGTAGCATCTTCTGTATTTATTGAACAATTATTATTATAAAAGTATGTATTTTCAGATGTATTTACACGACCACCTTTATAATTATTATTCATAATCTAAAATATATAAATAGAATATTTTTATATTTTTTTTCGCTCTATTTTATAGAAGTTATGATAAATAATCAATATAAATATTCGAAATATTTATTATTAAATTTAAAATTATTTAATGGAAAAAATACTGCTGTTATTAAATTATTCTCATATTATATTAATATTCTTATATATAATGTAATTACTATTACATCAATTATATCTTTATTAATATTTAATTCAAATACTATAAGTAATAATACTATATCTATGACTAAAAATTATTTAAATGATATGTGTAAAATTAATAAAAATAATAATAAAATGAACGGAGGGACTGTATTACCGTCATCATTTCATGGAAATAACGATAGACATTTATATAATTTTGATGAGGGGGTGTCTCTACAATATATAGATTTAAATGGTGATAATCTAAGAGAACAATTAGGAGGTTGTAATGATAATAATTGTAATTATAATAAACAAATATTAATATCGATAAATAGAATATTAAAAGAACATAAAATAAAAGCAAATAAAACAACTAAACAGTTATTAGCAAATATGATTAAATATTATTTATATTATATGATAAAAATATTAAAAAATAAAAAAATAAATAATACTGTTATTAAAAAGATATTAATGAAATCTAAAATAAAAAAATTAATATCATAAAAAAATGATATAAATATTATATTTTTTATTATTAATAATGTCTATTATTACTATTGATGGCAATATTGGTTGTGGGAAAACTGGTGTATTAAATCATTTACATAAAATGGCAAAAATACCGGTTGATTTAGAACCTATAGAAAATTGGCAACCATACTTAAATGATATATATATACATAATAAAAATATATTTAATTTTCAAATAAGAATATGGCTTGATAGATGTTGGGTTCAGGAAAAAAATGATAATAATACTATTTTAGTAGAAAGAAGTCCATTTTTTATTAAAAATGCTTTTATTAAAATGGCAAAAGAAGATAATTTATTATCAGACGACGAATATAATACATTATTATATTTGCATAAAAAAACCGATCCATTGTGGATAAATAATAAATATATATATTTAAGATCAAATCCCGAATCATGCATTGCTAGAATAAAAAAAAGAAACAGATTGAGTGAAGATAATATTAATTTAGAATATTTAAAAAAACTTAATAATTTACACGAAGAAGCAATTTTAAAATTAAAAAACGTTATTATAATTGATGTGGAAAATAAAACAATAGCAAATATTGCAACCGAGTTATATGAACATATCAAATAAATTTTATGTTGTATCATTAGAATATCATAATTATTAATGTTTATTAAAAGTATAATAACATATATATATATATCTAGTGCTTTTTTATCGTTATTATATATATATTTAATTAAATGTAAATATAAAAATAATAATTTAAATAAATTTTTTTATATAGATTATAATAATGAAAATAATATATATATATTTTATATAGTAACATGTATTTTTTTTTATATTTTAGGTATAATATGTGGTATTAGAAATATAAAAATTATATTTTTAAAGATTATTATATACGATATTATATTATATATTATAAAATATTGTGATATTACAGATATTGATATTAATAATGATAAATTTAAAAAAAATTTAATAGGAATGATTAATACTATTTTAATTAGTATGATATTTTACTATTTGGGTACATTAATTTCCAATAATTTTTATAATAACTATTTTGGTTTAAATAATAAATTTAATATCAGTTTAAAAATTTATAAAAAATGATATAATAATAATTAATATATTTTATATAATATAAGAGTTATGAATAATACTAAAAATTTAGAACAAAAATATAAGAAATATGAATTATTAGAACACATACAATCATTACCCGATACTTATATTGGTTCTACGGAATTTACAAAAATTAAAACATATATTTTTGATGAAAATACTAAAAAAATGGTTGAAAAAGAAATTAATTATATTCCTGGATTATTAAAAATATTTGATGAAGTTATTGTTAATGCTATTGATCATTCTATGCGTTTAAAATCTGAAAATAAAGAAAATATTAAATATGTTAAAAATATTAAAATTAATATTGAAAAAGATACAGGATATATATCAATATTTAATGATGGAAATGGTATCGATATTGAAAAACATAAAGAATATAATAATATATGGATACCTGAATTAATTTTTGGAGAATTATTAACATCAACAAATTATGATAAAACAGAAGAAAAAACTTGGGGAGGAAAAAATGGATTTGGTGCTAAATTAACAAATATTTTTTCGACAGAATTTTATATCGAAACAGTAGATCATTATACTAAAAAAATTTATACTCAAAAATTCAGTAATAATATGACTGAAAGATCAAAAGCGAATGTAAAATCGTGTAATAAACAACCATATACCTTAATAAAATTTAAACCAGATTATGAAAGATTTGGTTTAAAAAATGGATTAAGTGATGATATTTATGAATTATTTAAAAGAAGAGTTATTGATGCTTGTGCTACAACAATGAAAGAGATAACAATATATTTTAATAATGAAAAATTATCTATAAAAGATTTTGAAAAATATGCTGAATTATTTGTGGATAAATCTGAGCAACCTCTTGTATATGAAAATTGTAATGAAAGATGGGAAATAGTAGCAACATTATCAAAAACAGGTATTCATGAACAAATTTCATTTGTTAATGGTATTAATACAATTAGAGGTGGTCGACATGTAGATTATATTACTGCTAATATCATTAAACGTTTAGTTGATATGGTTCAAAGTAAAAAGAAAAAGGTTATTAAATCACAACACATAAAGGATAATTTAATAATATTTGTTAAAAGTATTATTGTAAATCCATCATTTGATTCTCAATCTAAAGAAACATTAACTACACAAACAAGTAAATTTGGTTCTAAATGTGAATTAACTGATAAATTTATTGATAAATTATATAAATCTGGTATAGTTGACAAAGCTTTAAGTTTAACTGAATTTCATGATCAAAAAAAATTAGTTAAAACAGATGGTAAAAAAACATCTAAAATTATTATTCCAAAACTTGACGATGCTAATCTAGCAGGAACTAAAAATAGTTCTGAATGTACTTTAATTTTAACAGAAGGAGATTCAGCAAAAACTATGGCTATTTCTGGATTAAGCGTTATTGGACGTGATAAATATGGTGTATTTCCATTAAGAGGTAAAATTATGAATGTTAAAGATGCCAGTTTACAAAAAATTACTGATAATGCTGAAATAACAGCACTTAAAAAAATATTAGGTTTGGAACAAAATAAAAAATATGAAGATGTTAGTAATCTAAGATATGGTTCTATTATGATTATGACTGATCAGGATCACGATGGTAGTCATATTAAGGGATTATTATTTAATGTATTTCAATCTTTATGGTCTTCATTATATAAAATAGATGGTTTTATGACTTCTATGCTAACACCAATTGTTAAAGCTTTTAATACAAAAGGTGATGTCATGTCGTTTTATAATATGACTGATTATGAAAATTGGTCAAACAGTGATAATTCTAAAAGAGGTAATTGGAAAATTAAATATTATAAAGGATTGGGTACTTCTAAAGACGATGAGGCGAAAGAATATTTTAAAAATATGAAAAAGATTACATATAAATATAATGAAAATTCTGATGAAAAAATAGATTTAGCATTTAATAAAAAAAGAACAGATGATCGCAAAACTTGGTTAACTAATTATGATAAAAATAATGTTTTAGATTATACTAAATCATCTGTATATTATGATACATTTATTAATAAAGAATTAATTCATTATAGTAATCGTGATCTTGAAAGATCAATTAATCATATGTGTGATGGTTTAAAAGAAAGTACCAGAAAGATATTATATGCTTGTATTAAAAGAAAATTATATACTAATGAAATTAAAGTAGCTCAACTTGCTGGAAATGTTAGTGAAGTAACTGCTTATCATCATGGTGAAAATTCATTACAACAAGCAATTATTGGTATGGCGCAAATTTATGTAGGTACTAATAATATTAATATACTTTCACCAAATGGTCAATTTGGTTCTAGAATTCAAGGAGGTAATGATGCTTCGTCGCCAAGATATATTTATACATTATTATCTTCTCTAACAAAATTAATATTTAGAGAAGAAGACACACCTATTTTAAATTATTTAAATGACGATGGTTTACAAATAGAACCAGATTATTATATTCCAATTATACCAATGATTTTAGTAAATGGCGGTGTTGGTATTGGAACAGGATTTTCAACAAATATACCACTTTATAATCCTAAGGATATAATAGATAGTTGCATCTCTATTTGTAAAGTAATTAATGATAATAATATAAATGTTAATTCTGAAACAGATATTTATAAAATTAATGATATTATTGATAATAGTGATATAGAAGATTATAAACCATATTATCTAGGATTTAAAGGAACTATAGAAAAAAATGATAAAGATATTTATGAAAGTAAAGGAATATATAATTGGATAGATGATACAACAGTTCATATTACAGAATTACCAATTGGTACGTGGACAGAAGATTATAAAGAATTTTTAGAAAGTATTATAATTAATAGTCAATATAATTTAAAATCATTTGAAAGTCATTATACCGCAAAAAATGTTAAATTTATATTATATTTCACACCAGGATCACGAACTATTCATAATAATTCGAAAAAATTTGAAACAAATTTTAAATTAATTTCTAGTAAAAATATGAGTATAAATAATATGCATTTATATAGCAGTAAAGGTTCAATTAAAAAATATAAAAATACTAGTGATATTATTAAAGATTGGTCTAAAGTTCGTATATTAAAATATTTTGAAAGAAAAAATTATCAAGTTAAAAATCTTGAAAAAGATTATAATATTTTATCAGCTAAAATTAAATTTATTTTAGATGTTATTGCTGGTAATATTAAAATAATGAATATTAAATTAGAAGATATATCTGCAAAATTAACACAACTTAATTATCCTAAAATATATAATGATAAAGAAAGTGATAATGATGATATTAATGTAATTAAAGGATATAATTATCTTATCAGAATGCCTATTTCACAATTAACATTAGATAGAAAAATAATTTTAGAGAAGGAAGTATTAGATTTGAAAAATAAATTAGATATATTAAAGGCTACATATATTCAAAATATTTGGATTAATGAATTAGAATTACTTTCTAAAAAATGGGAAGAACATAAAAAATATATTGAAGAAGATTATATATCTGATAATAATAATATTAAAATTACTTCTCAATCTAAAAAAAAAACTAAAAAATAATACTTAAAATATATGTTATATAATCGTGTATACCTTGTATTATTACAGTGTCTTTATTTTCTTCATTTAATGAATAATACCATTTAAATGGTAATATTAAACTATTATATTTTTTTAATTTTATTTCTATTACTGTATCATTTTCATTAGGTATTTTAGTTGAAAAATATTTAGGATTTGATATAAATATACTTATATCTATTTTAGCATATATTAAAGTATATTTAAATTGAGAGCGTGTCCATAGTTCTTTTATATTATATAAGTTTATTATATTATATTTAAATATTTTTTGAATATAATTAGTATCTATATTATCTTCAATTACTATAGGTTGTTTGGATAATAAAGTATCTATATTTATATTATTTTTTTTCATTTGTAATATAGATATTTCTTCGGGAAATATAAAATAGCATATTGAATATAATATTATTATAATAATTATTAATATTAATATTTTATTCATTATATACTAATAAAAATATAAAATATGTATATATTTTAGCGAATTAAATATATATTATATTAGTAATGAGATTATGGGATTTAATGAAAATTTAAATTTAATAGAACAAAAAGTAAAATTTGCCAAAATTAATAAAAAAAATAAAATAAAAAAAAATATAAATCAAACCTATGAACTAATGGAAGAAATACATAAAAACCCTACAAATATAATAACTGGAGGTGTCCCGCTCAAAGCGAGAGAGGAAGCGATAAGGAAACAAAAGCTCCTGAAACTAAGACTAGAGCGGAGAGCTAAGGCGTTGCGAGAAGCTGCGTCAAATAGAGAGTTAGTAATAAAAAAAAATCAATTAGCACTAGAAAATATGATGAATCAAAATGCTCGTAGAAAAGAAAATTTAGCTTTAAAATTAAGAGAAGCGAAGTCTCCCGCAAAGCCACCCATCCCTTCTATCGCGACGAATCTAGAAAACACAGTTTTAGTTAGTGACAAAGATGGTGATCAAGATCAATATCATGAAAATAGATTTTTTCGAGAACCACAGCAAAGTATACAAAATAGTGAAGTATCCTTACCTGCCGCATCGGATCAAGTAAAAACAGTTATACTTGATAAAGGTATTGATCCTGGAGATATTGATCTTGAAGATAGATTAGCTATAGCTAGAAGAAAACTAGAAGAACCTGCGGTTCTCTCTCCTTCTCACTCTGAATCTGCCTCTGCCTCTGCCTCTCTCTCCCTCCCTCCCTCTGCCTCTGCCTCTCTTTCCCTCCCTCCCTCTGCCTCTGCCTCTCTCTCCCTCCCTCCCTCTGCCTCTGCCTCTACCTCTCTCTCCCTCCCTCCCTCTGCCCTCCCAGTGTCGCCCACTCACCACTCCTCCCCACCTTCTACCCTCTCCACCCCACCTTCTACCCTCTCCACCCCACCTTCTACCCTCTCCGCTCTACCTTCTCCGTCAACTGTTATATCTGGAAAACCTTATGAGAATTCTGCTGGAGAATTTTTAAAACAGGGTATTAATTATAAAAGCATAAATACTGGGTCTGGAAATGCCAAACATGCTGAAGATAAAAAACCTGATTTTGGAGTAGTAAATGCGCCTTATCCAAAAGAATTAAAGATAATACCAAAAAAATACCAAAGCGATATGTATGCAACAGCAAAACTTGAATTAGAAAAAAATGAAACAAAAGAAGCAACTGCTAATTTATCAAAATATATTAGTGAAAAAGAAAAATGGAACAGATATAAATATGAAAAGGAGGTAAACAAATTGGAGAAAACTGCTCAAGAAGAAATAGATATTATATTAGGGATACAGGGTGCAGCAGCTAAAGGTTTTGGTAATATTATGAAAGAAGCATGGGGTGCAACTAAAAGTGGGGCAATGGGAGCGTATAATATAGTGCGATTGCCTCAAGTAGTAATGATTTTTTATGTAGTATTAGTATTAATTATAATTATTTGTATTATTTTATTTATAATTAATTTAGGTAATAATAATAATAATTCTGGAGGGTTTGAAATAAGAGCTAATACTTCAAATACTTCAAATTCTTCAAATTCTTTACAATTTATAGGAGGTGATTTTGAAACATCAATATTGCCTTCATTAAGTTGGAATGGATTTCTACAAAGTCATTTAAGTCATGTAAGTATTTATATTGCTGGTCAATTTTCTAAATATAAATATGATTTAAAATATATAATGCAAAAATTAAATAATTTAAATTTTAATATAAGAAATTCTCAAATTATAAGAGCAGTAACAGGCAATTCTGTAGATGATAATTACACACAAAATCCCAGGTCTACTATCTTAGATAGTAATGATAATATCGAATATATAGATAGCAATATAATGGACCAAATTGATAATAAATATAACGAAAATAATAACAAAGCAAAACCTTTATTAAAACCTAAAAATATTGAAATAAATTTTCCTTATAATATTTATATAAACGCAAAAGCAGATATGTCAAATTTAACTGAAGAAGAAAAAAATATATATAATGAAGTATATAAAAGATCCATAAATGATACTGATAATATAATATTTAAATGGGCAGAAGTTAATGACGGTACATATGAATTTGATTGTGATCCAAAATTTGTAAATAATAACGTATCATCAAATTTATTAGAAGAATACGATAACACATACGATGATAGTGTTACTCTATCTCCAAATGGTGGTAAAAAATGTATTTTTAAAACTATTTAATAAAATAAATTTAAATATTAAAGTATTATAATAGAACCTATTTTAATAATGGTAGATACTAATAGTGATAGTGATAATGATAGTGATATTTATATTGATATATCGCGTGCTCCTATAAATTGTGCTAAAGAACATACAAATATGTGGTTACATAATAAAGATGATGAATGTACTATAATAGAATCAGCGAAAACTTTAATAGCAGATAAATTAAATAAAACTTATGATAATATTATAAAACCAATTTTCCCACCACTAGAAGATGATATAAAAGATGATGCAAATGAAGTTGAAAAAGTATTTTTAAAATGGAATAATAGAATTAGTTGTGAAAAATGGTATGATTGGTTTACAATATCAGATTATCACAATGGGAATAAAATATCAATAGAACATGATAATGATGACGAATATATGTGTTATAATTATTGTAAATATGGGATACCTTACGGAAATAATAATAATAACTGTGTAAATAGAGATGAAATTTATAATAGAGAATTTGAAGGAACATCCACAATAACACCATATGCATTAATTATATTAATGGGAAGTACCAAAAAAGATATAATTGAATTATATAAAGATGAATTAGAAAATAGAACAAAAAATATAGAAAATAATTTAAAATACGAATTAGAGATAGATACAAATATAAAAGATAAATTAATAAAAGACGAAAATGTACAAACAGAAATATTTAATAAAATTAAATATGAAATGAAAAAAAGTATTAATGAATTAATAGAAAAAAAACCTCATAATTTTAGTCATAAATATATAAAAGGTCATAATAATGTTACACCACCAATAAATAATTTAGGTATTTTAAATAAAGAACCAAAAGATAAATATTCAAATTTAACTATATTAAATAAAGCATATGAAATTTCTAAAAAATTAAATGATTTTCTATTAAATTCAAATAAAGATAAAGAATTCCAACTTTGGAAGCAAGAATTAAAAGAAATATCAGATAATGATATATATTCCTGGAAATTTAATAAACAATTATTATTACTTCAAAGTGCGTGTATGTGTTGTTTTTCAAAACAAAATAAAAACAATATATTATATAATTTATGTAATGATTATAATGAATATATATTAGGTAATTCATATGATAAAAATATATATAATTTAAATTTCAAAGAAATAACAGCATTACAAATTTTTAAAGCTACTAATGAAGCAAATACTGCAAACGAGAAAGAAGCAGAAGCTGCTACTAGAGCAGCAGCAGAAGATCCATCTTCACCTAGTGGGAGTGTAAGTGACAATTTATATATATATGATTTTATATATAATAGCGAAGATAGTTTTAAACATAATGATATTAATATTAATTTATTAGATAATTCATTTAATTCTAATATAATAATGCATTTTAATTTTTTTATTTTAGCATTATTAATGATAGTGTTTTTATTTTTAATTTATAAAATAATAACAATATCATCAATTTGGAATAGTTTTGCACACGTATTTACTTATATATTATTTGGTTTTATATATATAAAAGAAGTGATTTGGTTTATATTTGTAAAGGCACTTGCTGCTTGTACAATAATTCCCGAACCAATTTGGCCAAAATATGCTGCTAAAAATTCCATTTTAAAAATACATAATGGTACAATTATTGGTCAATCTGATTATTATAAAATTAAAAGTCAAATAGACTTAAAGATAAGTAATGATAAAATTAAAATATTTATATATGGTTGTGGTTTATTAATAATTATTATTGTATTATTAAATCAATTTATGGATGCTACTTCTATTTTAACTAAGGTAAAAGAAAGTTCTTTTAATTCGAATACATCTTCTATTATTCAAAGATGGTTAAGTCCTCTACAAAAAATTTCACAAGATAAACTAAAAGAAATGAACCCTACTAAAAAAAATGATTAAATAATTATATATATTATATTTATAATGTCTTCATATATATTTCCAACAAATGATATACTCGAAGCAGGAATTGATGAATCAAATAGAGGAGGTTTAATTGGTGATGTAGTTTCTGCTTGCGTTGTATTAAAAAAACCAGAAACAGATGATGAAATTAATATTTATAATGATATTAAGGATTCTAAAAAATTATCAAAAAAAAAAAGACGTTTTCTTGCGGAATATATAAAAAAAAATGCTATTACATACGGAATTGGTATTGCTACTGTGGATGAAATAAACGAAAATAATATTTTAAATGCGACATTAAAAGCAATGTTTAGAGCAACAGATCAAGCATATAAAAAATTTAAATTTAATAAAATTTTAATTGACGGCCCTTATTATAATGGTTATATTCCTTCTGGTGAAAATTCTGAAATTTTACCACATATTTGTATTAATAAAGGTGATACATTATATACATGTATAGCTGCTGCTTCAATATTGGCAAAAGAGCAACATACAGATAATATAATTAAATTAGTAAATGATAATATTGATTTAAATAAATATGATTTGTTAAATAATCAAGGATATGGTACAAAAAAACATTTAGATGCTATAAAACAATATGGTATTACAAAATGGCATAGAAAAACTTATAAATGTTGTAAATAAATGTTTTTAGTATTTAAATAATTTAAAATATTTATTGATAAATTATAAATATTTCTAGACATACCAATATATATAATTGGAGCAATATAAAAACTTAGTATTTTAATATTAATCATATAAATATATGTAATATTAAATACTTATATAATATAACATATAAAACCATTTATCAATAGGTGAATTATTTGGTTTAATTAATTTTATTAAATTTCTATTACTAATATATAAATTATTTAATATATTTTGATCTTTACCGGCAAATATATCATATTTAATAAATTTTTCTAACATATTATAATATTCGTAAAACCATTTTTCAATTAAAATTTTATTACATAATATTACACCACCACCACATCTATTTTCGTTAAATATATAAGGTTTATCATTTTTATAATTTAATTCATTATTATTAAAATTCTCAACTTCAAGTAAATAAACTTTATCTTTATTAATTTTATTTATTTTTGAATTTAAAAAAATATTTTTTAATATATTAAATGTTTTTAGATCTCTTATCATACCAATATCACTCCACATATAAAATTCACTATCAAATATTTTTTTATCATAAGCATCTTTAATAAAAGCAGTTTTATTATTCCATATTAAATATAATAATGGATCATGATATTTTTCTTTATCTCTATGATAATCATTATTCCAATATTCAATATATTTATAACAGTATAAATCATCTATATTTATTTTAATAATTTTTGTATTTTTTAAATTATTACAACGTAAATTTATGATTAAATTAATAATATTATCTGAATTAGTATATATAATTAGTGGAATATCTTTTATTAAATTCATATAATTAGTAATCCAAGATATATAAGTATCTGTGTTAAATTTTTTTTTAGGAATTTCTAAATATGCTGTAACAATTGTAATATTATTTAATAACATGTTTAATTTATTTTATATTTTTTATATAATTTTTTATATTATAATATATTAACTAATAAAAATAATTTATAAAATTAAATAATATTATACATTAAATTTTACTTTTTTAATTTTTTTTTTGCTCTTGCCATTTTTTTGCTGCTAATCCTAAAATTTCTTTATTTGAATAATTTGGATATTCTAGTTTAATTTTTGACATTTCTTCTTTAACAAAAATATTATATTTACTAGGATTTTTCTTAACACCTGTCGATTTTTTTTTTGTTTTAATAGATTTATAAGATTCTGTAAGTTTAGTTTTTAGTTCATTTAAATTATATTCATTTTCCATATCAATATTTGAAACAAACGTATCAATTATAACTTTAGTAATATTTTTTTTTGTAATTTTAATAGGTAATAATTGATTTTCACTAGTATTATCCATATTATAATATAATAATGTTTCTTTTTATATAAATTTTAAATTTTAAAAATAAAATAGATAAAATTATTAGAGTTAGAACTTTAATGGTTCATGAGGGCGATCCTTATTTTAATTTAAAAGCGGATAATTCTAATATAGCAAATTTTTCTTCTACATCTGATGAAACTTATATTTTATTAATTGCGAATGATGATAATGGTGTATCTGATCACAATAATAATGCTGCTATAATAGGTGCTAATATAATTAATGAATATGATGATAATCATCAAGCATTTATTGGGATTAGAGAAAATAGTGTTAATAATGTTATAGCAACTTTTAATAATCAAAATATATTATTTAAAGTAGAAGCACAATATGATAATGATATTATCCCAATATTAAATACATATTCGTCAAATATTGGTTCATATACAAATAGATGGGATAATGTATTTGCAAATAATTTTATAGGCAATGGTAATCAAATTACAGATATTAATTTAGATGATAGGAGTACTTCCTATTTAAAAGAAGGTTCAAATCTTTATTATACTGAAAATTATTTTAATAATGATTTAAATAAAAAATTAATAAAACAATTAAATCATAATGATAAATTATCTTTAGATAATATAAATCAAGGAAATATTAATAAAACTATTCAAAATGATTATTATAAAGGAACATTAATTGTAGATAATATTATTATTAATAATTATGATCCAGATACGAGTGATGGTTTTCATATAGAATATAATATTAATGTAACAAATACTGATCAAATATATGAAGGTATAAATAATTTATATTATACAGATGAAAGAGTAAATAATATTATTAATTTATCAAATAAATTAATTTATTCTAATATTAGTAATTTAATATTAGATAATTCAAATCAAATTATTAATAATTTAATTGATAATGATGGGAAAATTAGAACAGATATGATTACTTTATCAGAAACAAATAGAGATTTTTTAAATTTAAAAATAGGACAATTAAAAAGGGAAATAGACACTTTAGATGCAAAAGTGGTAAGTACAGATGTCGAATTATTTACATTAATAGAAGATAATAATTTAAAACTTATAACTGAAGTAAATATTAGTAATCTAACAGCTCAATCTAATATAAATATTATACAGAGCAATATATTTGATGCTAATAAAATTTTAATTTCAAGTAATATTGAAAATAGTAATTTAATAATAAATATAGAAAGTGGTTTATTATTATCATATTCACAGTTAGATATAGATATTAATAATAGAATAGATATTACAGATGGGATAATATATTTAAATGATGAAAATACATCAAATTATATAGATAATGTTAATCAAAATATATTAGATACATCAAATTATATAGATAACGTATATGATAAAATTATCGATACATCAAATTATATATATAACGTTAATAATAAAATAATCGATACATCAAATTATATAGATAACGTTAATAATAAAATTATCGACACATCAAATTATATAGATAATGTTAATCAAAATATATTAGATACATCAAATTATATAGATAATGTTAATCAAAATATATTAGATACATCAAATTATATAGATAATGTTAATCAAAATATATTAGATACATCAAATTATATAGATAATGTATATTATAAAATTAAAGATACATCAAATTATATAGAACATGTTAATAATAATATCATAAATACATCAAATTATATAGATAATGTTTATGATAAAATTATAGATACGTCAAATTATATAGATAATGTTAATATTAATATCTATGATACATCAAATTATATAGATAATGTTTATAGTAATATTTTTGATACATCAAATTATATAAATAATATTTATAGTAATATCTTTGATACATCAAATTATATAGATAATATTTATAGTAATATCTTTGATACATCAAATTATATAGATAATGTTAATAGTAATATATTAGATACATCAAATTATATAGATAATGTTAATAGTAATATATTAGATACATCAAATTATATAGATAATATTTATCTAAAAGTTTATAAAAATGTATTAGATACATCAAATTATATAGACAATGTTAATAGTAATATCATAGAAACATCAAATTATATAGATAATGTTAATCTAAATGTTTTAAAAAATTTTAACAATATGAATATTTATGATATTAATATGTCTAATTATGTAATAAAAAAATATGATGAAATAGCATATACTTTCGATATTATTATTGATGAATTATATTTGGATACGTCAAATTATATAGATAATGTTAATAGTAATATCTTTGACACATCAAATTATATAGATAATGTTTATAGTAATTTATTCGACACATCAAATTATATAGATAATGTTTATAGTAATTTATTTGACACATCGAATTATATAGATAATGTTAATTTAAACATATTAGATACATCAAATTATATAGATAATGTTTATAGTAATATATATGATATATTAAATTATATAGATAATGTTAATACAAATATTAATCAAAATATATCAGATACATCAAATTATATAGATAATGTTAATACTAATATTAATATTAATATATCGGATACATCAAATTATATATATAATGTTAATACTAATATTAATAAAAATATAATTCACACATCAAATTATATAGATAACCTTAATAGTAATATTTTCGACATATCAAATTATATAGATACTATTAATGATAAAATTATAGACACATCAAATTATATCTATAATGTTAATACTAATATTAATCACAATATATCTGATACATCAAATTATATAGATACTGTTAATGATAAAATTATAGACGCATCAAATTATATCTATAATGTTAATATTAATATTAATCAAAATATATCTGACACATCAAATTATATACATAATGTATATGATAAAGTTTTAGATACATCAAATTATATAGATAATGCTAATAAAAAAATTATTGACACATCAAATTATATCTATAATGTATATAGTAATATTATTGACACATCAAATTATATAGATAATGTATATAGTAATATTATAGATACATCAAATTATATAGATAATGTTAATGAAAAAATCATAGATACATCAAATTATATAGATAATGTTAATCTAAATATATTAGATACCTCTAATTATATAGATAATGTTAATCTAAATATATTAGATACCTCAAATTATATAGATAATGTTAATCTAAATATATTAGATACCTCTAATTATATAGATAATGTTAATAACCATGTTAATTATTTAGAAACAATAACTTATTTTATAGAAAAAATAGATGACAATACTACAAAAATTAATTCAAATTTAGTTGTAGAAGGTATATTAACAGCTAGTAATTTATATATAATTGGGGATACAACAACTATTAATACTACATCATATCAAACTGAGAATTTACAAATAATTAATACACAAGGAGATGGTCCCTCCTTAAAAATAGATCATGATAATATATATTATAATATATTTGAAGCGAGTAATTTAGATAAATTATTTATTATTGATAAAAATGGAAATGTGGGTATAAATAAAAAACCAGAATATGATTTAGATGTTAATGGTATTATTAATTTTACAGAAATGATTAATGATATAACATCAAATGAATTAAATTATTTAAAAAATGTTAATTATCCAATAAAAACAAATTTTATAGATACATCAAATTATATAGATAATGTTAATCTAAAAATATTAGATACATCAAATTATATAGATAATGTTAATCTAAAAATATTAGATACATCAAATTATATAGACAATGTTAATAGTAATATTATTGACACGTCGAATTTTATAGAAGACTTTAATATAAAAATAATAAATACATCAAATTATATAGATAATTTTAATAGTAATATAATTGACACGTCAAATTATATAGATAATATATATAGTAATATTAATATAAATATCTTTGACACATCAAATTATATAGATACCGTTTATAGTAATATTAATATAAATATCTTTGACATATCAAATTATATAAATACTGTTAATCTAAATATATTAGATACATCAAATTATATAGATAATGTATATAGTAATATTATAGATACATCAAATTATATAGATAATGTTAATAGTAATATCTTCGACACATCAAATTATATAGATAATTTATATGATAAAATTATAGACACATCAAATTATATAGATAATGTTAATACTAATGTTAATCTAAATATATTAGACACATCAAATTATATAGATAATGTATATAATAAAGTCATCGACACATCAAATTATATAGATAATGTATATAATAAAATTATCGACACATCAAATTATATAGATAATGTATATAATAAAGTCATCGACACATCAAATTATATAGATAATGTTAATACTAATATTAATCTAAATATATTAGACACATCAAATTATATAGATAATGTTAATACTAATATTAATCAAAATATATTAGATACATCAAATTATATAGATAATGTTAATACAAATATTAATACAAATATTAATCAAAATATATCAGATACATCAAATTATATAGATAATGTTAATACTAATATTAATCTAAATATATTAGATACTTCAAATTATATCTATAATGTTAATACAAATATTAATCAAAATATATCAGATACATCAAATTATATAGATAATGTTAATACTAATATTAATCTAAATATATTAGATACTTCAAATTATATAGATAATATTAATCTAAATATATTAGATACTTCTAATTATATAGGTAATATTAATAAACATGTTAATGATTTAGAAACAGTAACTTATTTTATAGAAAAATTAGATGATAATACTACAAAAATTAATTCAAATTTAGTTGTAGAAGGTATATTAACCACTAGTAATTTATATATAATTGGTGATACAACAACTATTACTACAACATCATATCAAACCGAGAATTTAGAAATAATTAATACACAAGGAGATGGTCCTTCTTTAAAAATAGATCATGATAATATATATTATAATATATTTGAAGCAAGTAATTTAGATAAATTATTTATTATTGATAAAAATGGAAATGTAGGTATAAATAAAAAACCAGAATATGATTTAGATGTTAATGGTGTTATTAATTTTACTGAAATGATAAATAATATAACTTCAAATGAATTAAATTATTTAAAAGATGTTAATTATCCAATAAAAACAAATTTTACAGATACATCAAATTATATAGATAATGTTAATCTAAAAATACTAGATACATCAAATTATATAGATAATGTTAATCTAAAAATACTAGATACATCAAATTATATAGATAATGTATATAATAAAATTATCGACACATCAAATTATATCTATAATATTAATGATAATATATTAGATACATCAAATTATATCTATAATGTTAATAATAATATATTAGATACATCAAATTATATCTATAATGTTAATGATAATGTGTTAGATACATCAAATTATATCTATAATGTTAATAATAATTTATTAGATACATCAAATTATATCTATAATGTTAATGATAATGTGTTAGATACATCAAATTATATTAAAAATGTTAATAATAATGTGTTAGATACATCAAATTATATTAAAAATGTTAATGATAATGTGTTAGATACATTAAATTATATAGATAATGTTAATGATAATGTGTTAGATACATCAAATTATATAGATAATGTTAATAGTAATATCTTAGATACATCAAATTATATAGATAATGTTAATAGTAAAGTAATTTATTTAGAAAATATTACAAATTTATTAGAATTAGTAGATAATACAAGTACTTTTAATTCAAATTTAATAGTAGAAGGTACTTTAACAGCACTTAATTTAAATATTACAGGAGAAACAAATATTATTAATACAAATACCTATCAAACTGATACTTTAGAAATTATTAATAATAATTCTATAATTAAACCATCTATATTAATTATACAAGATAATATTATAAATAATAATATATTAGAATCAAGTAATTTAACTAATAATTTTTTAATAATAGATGCTAATAATAATATAGGTATTAATAAAAATCCAGAATGTGAATTAGATGTTAAAGGTGATATATATTTTGATGGGAAAATAAATAATATACCAGCTGATGTATTTAATTATTTAAGTGGAACAGAAACATCTATACAATCGCAGATAAATTTATTAAAAATTACCTCAAATACAGTTATAAATCATAATAATAGGATTATAGATATAGAAACAAGTAATGTTAATTTATCATATTTAATTAATAATGAAGTATATACAAATATATTACCTTATACAATTAGTGATGGAATATTATGGGATTATCAAAATAACAAATTTATAAATAATATTACACAATATTATGATAGTAATGTTGAAAATTTTTTAATAGAAAATAATTATTTAACTATAAATAATATTCCTATTGATAATAATACTCTCAGCGTTACCAATGGTAAATTAAGTGTTATTGATAGTAATATATTATCAATTGATAATAAAGGATTAAATATAACTATTTCTGACGATAATGGTGTTAATAAAATTAACGTAGGTAATAAAGAGAGTATTAATTATTTAACAAATTATTTATATTATCAATTTACAAATGATACACAAGAATTTATTGTACCCAATAATGTTTCAGAGGTTGTAGCTTATGTATGGGGTGGTGGTGGTGGCGGTGGTGGATATGAAAATGGTGGTTGTGGAGGATCTGGTGGATATTCGTCTGGTATTATTAATGTTTCAGATATTTCTAAATTATATATTCATGTAGGTGGTGGTGGAGAAGGTAATAAATATACACACTTTGCTGACGCTGGTTATGAATTTGGAGGAAGAGGAGGTTTTGGTGCTGGTGCTGGCGGTGGTAAATCTGGAATATATATAACTTCTTATTTAAATGGCAATGAAATATTAATAGCAGGTGGTGGTGGTGGTGCTGGAGGAAGTATAACAACTAATAAATTTTGCAATGGCGGTGGTGGTGGAGGAATAGAAGGTAATAATGGTAGTATAGAAGGTATTACCAATCCTATCGATAATTCTTTTAAAAATGCTATGGGAAGAGGTGGTAGATATAATATATATGGTGTTGGCGGGATAGGAGATATAAATGGTGAAAATGGTAAACGCGGCGAAGGAGGTGATGCGCAAATGAATAATAATATACCGTACGGACAAGCTGGTGGTGGTGCTGGTTATTGGGGCGGTGGTTCTGGTGCTAAAGATAACACTTATGGAGTAGGTTCGGGTGGTGGTGGAAGTGGTTTTAAAAATGATAAATATGTAAAAAACGCTGTTTTATTATCATCAGATACAGTTATTATCGGAAATACACCATGTGATCCCCCTAATTCTGATAATATATATTATATTAATGGCGTTGGAAAGGGTGGAAATAATAATACATATCCACATGATGGTGGTAATGGATTAGTCGTAATTGTATATAGGGTTAATAATACAACATCTACAGTAACAGAAAACAATAATTATAAATTTCCTTACCAATATTTAGCAAAACCAAATAATAATTCTATTAAAATTACAAATGGTATTTTAAAATATGAAAATGATAATTGGGTAGTAACAGATGAATTAAATAATAGAATTAATTTTTTAGAAAATAAAACATTAAATACAATAAATATTATAAATGAATTAGAAGATATTACTAATATAGATTTTGATAATATAATAAATCAATTATCTATATTAGATAATAATAATAATAGTATATTTGATCAATTATTATTATTAGATAATAATACATCTAATTATATTGATGATAAATATAATAATTTATTATTAATCGAAAATCAATTAAAAAATAATAACACGGATACATCAAATATCATCTCAGATAGAATTAATAATGATGTTGAAAATCTAAATAATCATATAATAGATATAAAAGATGATATAGCTTTTTTTAATAAAATTGATAATTTAAATATCGAAATTAATAAAAATATTATTATTGATGGTAATATAACAGCGAGTAATCTAAATATATTAGGAGAAACTATAAGTTTTAATACCACTTCTTATCAAACAGAAAGTTTGGAAATTTTTAATACACTTGCTTCTGAACCATCATTAAAAATAGATCAAAATAATAATTTATATAATATATTTGAAGCTAGTAATTTTAATAAATTTTTTATTATAGATAGAAATGCTAAAGTGGGGATTAATAAAAAACCAGAATATGATTTAGATGTTAATGGTACTATTAATTTTACAGAAATGATAAATAATATAACTTCAAATGAATTAAATTATTTAAAAAATGTTAATTATCCAATAAAAACAAATTTTTATGATACATCAAATTATATAGATAATGTTAATACAAATATTAATCAAAATATATTAGATACGTCAAATTATATAGATAATGTTAATCAAAATATATCAGATACATCAAATTATATAGATAATGTTAATACAAATATTAATCAAAATATATTAGATACATCAAATTATATAGATAATGTTAATCAAAATATATCAGATACATCAAATTATATAGATAATGTTAATCAAAATATATTAGATACATCAAATTATATAGATAATGTTAATATAAATATTAATCAAAATATATTAGATACATCAAATTATATAGATAATGTTAATCAAAATATATCAGATACATCAAATTATATAGATAATGTTAATCAAAATATATCAGATACATCAAATTATATAGATAATGTTAATCAAAATATATCAGAT